AATGCTGTTGATGAAGCTATAAAGAAAAAAATGAAAACAATAACACTTTCAGGATTTAGTAAAGACAATCCTTTACGAAAAAAGGGTAATATAAATTTTTATGTGAACAGTTCTAGTTATAGAATAACTGAAATACTTCATGATTATATTCTACATACTATTCTTGATTTACAAGTTGAACGAATAACGGAGATTAGAAATGATTAATTTAAATTGGATTAAAAGAAATAAGTTCGTACCAAAAAATTTTGTTTTAGATGTTGATGGTGTTTTAACAACTGGGCACTATATTTATTCTAAAAGAGGAAAAGAATATAAAATATTCGGACAAGACGACGGAAACACATTAAAACATATAAATAAAATATTAAATGTATACTTTGTAACTTGTGACTATGACGGGTTTGACATAAGCAAAAAGCGAATAAATGACTGGGGTTTTTTTCTTCATAAAGTTCCGCTTGTTAAACGATACGAATATCTACAAAATGACTTAAAATTAAACCTTGCTGAGACAATTTATATGGGTGATAGTGTTTTTGATGTTGACAATTTTAAACACTTTCCATATACTATTTGTCCAAATAATTCATACTATTTGCTAAAATTTAACGCTAATTTTGTTACACATCACAACGGTGGTGATAGAGCTGCTGCTGAAGCATGCTTACACATCGAACAAAATTTTTTAAAGGATTTAAAAAATGAACATAGAAAAGTTTAATGAATTAAACAAAGAAATGATGAAAAATTGTTATACTTTGCTCAACCAAAAGGGGCACGATTACACTAACGGAGAACAAGATGCTCTTTATAATTTTAAACTAGTAGCAACTCGAACAGGATTGACACCTTTACAAGTATGGTCAGTTTATTTTACAAAACACATAGACGCAATATACACATATCTAAAAAAAGGAGAACTAAAATCAGAACCAATAGACTCAAGAATACAAGACGCAATTAATTATCTATTATTATTAAATGGACTAATAAAAGAAAAAGAATAACTATTTACATTAAAATTAAAAATTACTATATTAAAATAAAGAAAACAAAGGAAAAAAATATGAGCGATATATTATACGCACCAGTAGACACTGAATCTATTAAAAAGAAACTTGCAAATTTAACAGCTAATTCAAAAAATAAATCTAAATATATTTGGAAACCAGTAGTTGGTGAACAGGGAACAATTGTACGAATTGTTCCTTATAGACACGCAAAAGATCCATTTACTGAATTATTTTTTCATTATGAGGTTGCTAATCAAAGTTTACTATGCGCAGGTACGTTTGGTAAACAATGCCCAATTTGTGAATTTACTGATGAACTTAGAAAAGTTAAGAGTGAAGAAGCTATAGCACATTTTAAGAAAATTATGGCAAAGAAAAAAGTATTTGTTCCAATTATCGTACGAGGGAAAGAAGAAGAAGGTATTAAATTTTGGGGTCTTAATAGAACTGTATATGAAAAATTATTAACATATTATATTGACCCAGAATATGGTGATTTAGCTCATCCAGTAGAAGGTACTGATATATTAGTTAAATTTTCTGGACCAGATGATAAAATCAAATTTGGGAAAACAGATATATTTCTGAAAAGAAATAAAAGTAAGCTTTTTGAAGATAAATCTAAAGTTGCAGCTTTAATTAAATCTGTTCCTAATGTAAACGAAATATTTCCAGAACAGTCTTATGATGAACTCAAGAAAGTTCTAGACATGCACCTCCGACCTGAATCTGAAGACTCTAAGAAAACTTCAGAAGAATTCATATCTTCTATACCAGCTGAAGAAGTAGGCAATGACATGCCAGGGACCAATTTAGATGCTGATTTTGACGATATGTTCAAAGATAATAAATAAACAACGAGCCCCCTTTATTGGGGGCTTTCTTAGAGGAAAATTATGGCTAGACGAAAATTAATGTCAGACGCTAATGAATTTTTGGCTTCTGAAGAAAACGGATTAGTGTCATCTCTTCTCACTGAAGATCTTAACAAAACTTATGGACAAGTTGCTTACTCTTTAGGTGAAGAAAGCACACCAACTGATATAAACGAATTAGTTTCAACTGGATGTACTGTACTAGATTCAATTATATCTAATGACATAGGACTAAAGTTAGGGCTTAAAAATGGTGGTTTTCCAGTAGGCAGGTTAGTTGAATTATATGGCGACAATGCTACAGGAAAATCATTAATTGCTAATCATGTTCTTATAAATACTCAAAAATTAGGTGGAGTTCCAATTTTATTTGACGAAGAAAATGCTACATCAATTGATTTTATAAAGAAAATGGGTATGAAATTGGGACAAGAAGCTAGAGATGCGGGGATGAATAATTTGATATATATGCAAGCTGGTTCAGTTGAGGGTGTTTTTGAAGCTATTGAAAAAGTTATAAATAAAGTTAGAGATCTTAATGTTGACAAACTTATTACAATTGTGTGGGATTCTGTTGCAGCGACTCCTACTAAAGAAGAAATTGAGAAAGGATATGATGAATCTACAATGGCTGTAAAAGCAAGAGCATTATCTCTTGGTTTGAGGAAAATTATGCCGTTAATAGGAAAGAAAAGAGTGTTGTTACTGTTTACTAATCAAATTAGATCTAAATTTGGTGTCATGTTTGGTGATCCAAATACTACTCCTGGCGGATATGCTATCAAATTCCATTCTTCAGTTAGAGTTCAATTATATAAGAGTGGGCAAATCAAAGATAAAGACGGAAATACTGTTGGAGTCGGAGTGAGAGCACAGGTTGTTAAAAATAGAATTTCTGCTCCTGGTAGATCAACTAATTTTTCTGTTTATTTTAAGAAAGGTGTAGATAATTTAGAGAGTAATTTCAATTATTTAGTAGACAAAGAAGTTGTTAGAAAACCAACTACTCAATCTTATGAACTTGATTTCAATGGACAAACTTATAAATTTAGATCAACACAATGGAGAGAAAATGTTCTTAAAATTCAGGGATTAGAACAGTATCTAGATGAATTAACTAAACAAAAATGTATTCTTAATTTAGACAAACCAGATGTTATTGTTGACGAAGAAACTGGTTCTGTTAAATTAGACGAAAGCAGTGAAATAGAATAAAGTGAATCGTAACGAATCAAAGAGAGTAGCTTCTAGAAGATTGAATAATAAAAAATGGCATTCTGAAGAAACAATTAAAAAAATATCAGAATCTAATAAAAATGTTCGTTCAAACAGAAATGATTTACGTGAAATTGCAAAATATAATATGTTAAATTATTGTGCTCCCAAAAATCAATCTGAATCAGCTAAAATAAAAAGAGTGAATACTAGAAGAAATAACAATTTAGTTTGGCACTCTGAAGAGACTAAAGAGAAAATGAGAATAGCTGCTAGTAAAAGAAAACTTTCTGAAGAAACTAAAAGAAAAATAAGTTTGGCACACAAAGGCAAACCGTCTAAAAGAAAAGGAATTCCGCACAGTGAAGAAACTAGAAAATTGTTGAGTTTAAAAACTAAACAACAATGGTTAGACGGAAAGTGTAATAATACATCTTCAAGTGCTGGACATTTAGAAATTTTTGATTTATTAAAAAACAAATTAAATTTAGAATGTCAATCTGAATATGTTGTTAAAGGAAAATCTTTTGACATTTTTGTTAAAGATTATAATTTGTTAATTGAATTTAATGGCACATATTGGCATAGAGATTATAGATTCTATCAAATTGATGAAATATCACAAAAAATACATGATAAAGATGAATTAAAGAAAAATATTGCTATAAATAACAAATTTAACTTTAAAACAATTTGGCAACATGATTGGAGTTTGTTAAACAACGAAACAGAAAAAATACACTTTTTAAGGGAAATTATAAATGACATTGATTGTCAATGAAGGAGAAAAGACCATCACGACAAGAAAATCTAGAAACATCTTGTTGATTGATGGTCTTTGAAGAAGCTGAATCAATTTATTCGAAATTTTAATGTTGTTGGAGTCACAAATGACAATGGTGAATTCTATGGCGGAGTTTTTGGGACACTACAAACAATAAAATTATTAGCACAAACATTTCATCCTAATATTTTAGTATGGTGTTGGGAGGGTAGAAATTCTGGCCAAAGAAGAAGAGAAATTTTTGCTGAATATAAATCAGGACGAAAAACTAGAAAATCATTGACTAGAGTTTTCGAATTTTTGTCTCCTGAACAGGAAAAAGAAAACTTTAAAATGCAATTACTTAAACTTAAAGAATATTTTTCAATATTACCAGTTTATCAAATGGAAATTGAAAATTTAGAAGCTGATGATGTAATTGCGTACATTTCGAATAATTTATTCAAAAATGATAGAAAAATAATTGTATCATCTGATAGAGATTATTATCAATTAATAAGTGAAAATGTTTTAGTGTACAGACCGGTTAAAAAAGAATTAATGGGTACTGAAAGTGTTTTGAAAGAAACAGGATGCTCTCCGCGAAATTTTGCAATATATAAATCAATTTTAGGTGATCCTAGTGACGGAATACCACAAATAAAAAAAGGCCTTGGCTCAAAAACAATTATGAAAATGTTTCCTTTTCTTGCTGAAAACAATATTTATAGTATAGAAGACATAATTAATTTCGCTAAAACAAAAAATGAAGACGAGAAATATTCTTTTTTGAACGAAGATATTCAAAAAATTTTAAGAAGAAATTACGAAATTATTCAATTAAAAAATTATGATATAAACACGCAGTCAATTGAGAAAATTAGAGGAATATTAATAAACCAAAAACCTGTTTTGTCATCTTCACAAATAATGATATCATTTCTTAGAGATAGTTTGCATTCACAAGTTAAAAGATATGATGATTGGAGAAAGGTTTTTTATCCGCTTAATAGCCAATTAAACCCTTTAAATGAAGAGAAAGATATTTTATGATTAGAGGAAACGAAAATTTTTCAATTTTTGGTGCTCTATTTCAGACTAAAATTATTCATGCTTTACTAGTTGATCAAGTTTTTTTCGAAAAAATATTTGATATTTTATTATCAGAGTATTTTGACCAAAAACCTCAAAGACACATATATGAAGTTATTCTCGAATATTTCGATAAATACAAAACAATTCCGACAGTTGATGTTGTTGAAATTGCTTGCAAAACTATAGAAGATGAAATACTTAGAGACGAATGTCAAAAAGTAATTTATGAAATAAAGAAAAATATTGTAAGTGATTTAACTTATATTAAAGATAAAACATTAGAATTTTGTAGAAATCAGAAAATGGTCAAAGCTCTTAGGATGTCTATTGATTATTTGCAAGAAGGCAATATGGAAAGCATCTGGAGAGTTATTAAAGATGCAATGAATGCTGGTGAAGGATCTGATATCGGACATAATTATTTTGAACATTTTGATAAACGTTTGTTAATGATGAATAGATCTGCAATTCCTACAGGGTGGAAAATTTTAGATAAGATCTTGAATGGCGGTCTCGGCAAGGGTGAATTGTCAGTTATATTAGCTGGGACATCAATAGGTAAAAGCTGGATGCTTTCTTATATCGGCAAAGGTGCTCTAGAAAACGGTAAAATAGTTGCACATTATACATTTGAATTATATGAACATAATGTTGGTAGTAGATATGATGCAATTATATCTAATGTTCCAATTAATTTAATACAAGAAAGAGAAGATTTAGTTAGACGAAAACTTAGAGAATTTGCTGAAGAACATAAAGCTAAATTAATTATCAAAAACTATCCAACAAAAACAGCTAATGTTAATAAGATAAGAAATCATCTTAATAAATTATCACACTATAATATTGTTCCGGATCTTGTTATAGTTGACTATGCTGATTTAATGACATCAAGAAAAAATTATGACCAAAAAAGACATGAATTAGAAAGTATATACGAAGATTTAAGAGCTATGGCCGGTGAATTACAAGTTCCTATTGTAACAGCTTGTTTTCACGGAGACACTGAAATTAAATTAGTAGACGGTAGAAATATAAAGATTAGAGATGCTGTAAATTTGTCTAAAACAGAGCAATTATATGTTTATTCTTGGGATCTTGAAAACAGTAAATTAGTTATGGGAAAAGTTAATTCAGTTTTTAAAACGGGAAATAATCAAAAATTATTTAAATTAACACTTGACAATGACAAATTTGTTATAACTACAGAAAATCATAAATTTATGCTTCGAAATGGTGAATATAAACAATTAAAAGATTTAAAAGTTGGTGATTCATTGATGCCATTCAATGATAAAATAAATTCTGATAATCGAAAACTTATATATGACAATAATGGAAAATTTATTGAAAATTACAGATTTGTTGCTGAAAATAAATACGGTGAGATTCCTAAATTTCATCAAATTCATCATATAGATCATGATAAAACTAATGATCACCCTGATAATTTGAAAATGATGACAATATCAGAACACTATAGAGAACATTCTTGGTTCAATCAGGGAACTTTAGCTGATAATGAATATTTTGAAAAAACTAAAAATATTCCTTTAAGAAGTGGAGATAAAAAGCATATCTGGGCTCATAAAAATCATAAGATTAAGTCTATAGAATTTTTTGGATATGATGATGTGTATAACATGGAAGTAGATAAATATCACAATTATGCCTTATCATGCGGCATTATAGTCAAAAATTCTCAAACTAATAGAGGCGGTATGGATGAAGAAATAGTAACACTTTCAAGTATTGGTGAATCATTTGCAAAAGCACAAGTAGCAGACGTAATTATATCTCTTTCAAGGAGTTATGAAGATAAGAGAATGAATAGAGGAAAAGTTTTTATAGCAAAAAATAGGGCTGGTCAAGATGGGTTAATATGTCCTGTTATTATGAACACTACTACTGCTCAAATGGAAATACTTGAACCAGAACAAACTGATCCAAGAAAAGAATTTGCTGATGAGACTGCTGCAAAGGAAGCTGCTATAAAACTATATCAAGAATTAACAAAGAAAAAGAAAAATAACAATGAGCAAACTTAGAGATATAATTTTTGAAGTGCTATCTGAAAAATCAGATGTTCTAAACGAACAAGAAAGATTAGAAATGGCTTCTAGAATTGAAGAAAAATATAAGAATTTTGTAAAAGAAATAGCTAAATCTGCTATAATGAAGAAAGCAGTAGAAAATATAGAGGCTAGAATTGGAAGTAAATTAATAACACCGCAACAATATAAGGACTTAAAGAAAAATGGCATTTGATGAATTTATTATTAGAAATGATATAGTATCATTACTATACAGAATTTTAGAAAAATATCCTGAACAATTTGCTAAATTAGATGATAACACAGTAGTTATTATATTTGATAAAACACCTATATTTTATGATTTAGAAGGAAAAACAAATAATATACAATCTAGATTTCGCGGAATTGAATTTAAAATTACTAGAAAAGAGGTCCCTTTACCAAATGGACAAATTGATATAAAATATGAATTATGTGCTAATGGAATCGGAGATAGCTTATATTTTAAATATTTCATTTCTGAATTGGATCCCAAAACAGCTTATAAATTTTTCGAAACAAATTTAATGAACAAGGTACAAGAAGAACATTTTAAAATGATAATTGATACGTTGAATCACGAATTAGAAAAGAAATAATGCCTACTTTTGATTTTAAATGTAGTAACACAGCTTGCCAAAATAATTTTTCTGAATTAGTTATTAATCAAAATGAAATAATTAAATGCCCAAAATGCGGCTCTATTTCAGAAAGATTATTTTCACCGCCTACTAATTTCAAATTAATTGGTGGAGGGTGGACACCAAATCTTAGCAGAGATTCTTCTGGAAATTTAAAGGAGCATGCTCAGATGTATAAAGAAGAACTCAAAAACACTAAATCAAGTGAAGTATATAAAGACGCACAAATGCCAAAGGTAGAATGAAAAATTATAGAAGAATTAGAAATATTGAAATGAATCTCAACAAACTGAGAATAGGAAAAGAATATATTCTTGGTGATTTTTTTAGTAATAAAGATAGCAATTATTATACTATTATAACTAGAATTAATAAAAAACTTTTTATATTTAAACATTTTCAAAAGGAATCATAATGACAGCACAAGAATATCAAGAGAAAGCACACACAACCGCAATATATCCCAAAGAAAAGGCACTAGAATATGTTACATTAGGGCTAGTTGGAGAAGCAGGAGAAATAGCTAATAAAGTAAAAAAGATAATCAGAGATAAAAATAGTGTAGCCACAGAAGAAGATATTAAAAATCTTAAGTCAGAAATAGGAGACGTTTGTTGGTATATAGCTGAAATGTGTAATAATTTAAATCTTACTATCGAGGAAGTTTTTGAACAAAATATAGAAAAATTATTTAGTCGTAAAGAAAGATCACAAATAAAGGGTTCTGGTGACACTCGTTAAATTAACGGAGAAGTAAATGTCGAAAAAAAGGGGTAATCAAGAACACCAAAATGAAGAAGAAAAACAAGAAAGAAAATCTAAAGCAAAACTTACAATTGAACATATTTTACAACCAATTAAATTAAAATTTAGAACAAATGCACAAGAAGATTTATGGGTATTGATAGAAAAAAATGAAATAACTTTATGTAGCGGACCTGCCGGAACAGGAAAATCTCATATCTCAGTAGCGAAAGCTATAGACTTATTATTAAATCCAAATAATAAATTCGAAAAAATAATTATTATCAAACCAGTTGTAGAAGCTGATGAAAAATTAGGATTTTTACCTGGTGATATTGATGAAAAATTAGCTCCATATAAATATTCAACTATAAATATATTTGAAAAGATGATTGGAAAAAACAAAGTAGCACAATTAATCGATAATGGATATGTTGAGGCAATGGCATTAGCATATTTAAGAGGAGTTAATATAGACAATGCTATCCTTATTTTTGAAGAAGCTCAGAACTCAACTCCAAGGCAAATAAAGACATTGCTAACAAGAATCGGAGAAAATGCTAAATTTATCATAAATGGTGATTTAGAACAGAACGATAGATATGATAAAAAAGAAAAAACAGGGTTGTTTATAGCTATGCAAAAACTTAATGGAATAAATGGTATTGGTTTGTTTGAATTCAAAAATGAAGATATTGTTAGAAATCAATTAATCGGTAAAATATTAGATAGATTTAACGGAGACATCTAATGTCTAGTTCAACTGTATTCATGAATTTCTATGATGATATTCATGATGAAAACACAAAATATTATTCTACTTTTGTTGATGAATGTAATATGGAGAAATTAGAAAATAAACAACACATAAGAGTAGAAAAACACAAAAAGAAAGTTATGTTCAAAATAACTGAAATAAAGGTAAGATTTGATAAAAAAATGTATATTGATTTATCAGTAGAAAATAAAGAAGATGTAGATAAATTAAAAGATTAAGGAGACTAAATTGTTTAAACTTTCAGATTCATTTGTAGAAAAATATAAATCCATTAAACCTCCGTTTGGATTTAATGGATTAGGCGAATTAGTTTATATGAGAACATATTCTCGTATTAAAGAAGACGGCACAAATGAACAATGGTATGAAACAATTAGAAGAGTTGTTGAAGGCGCATATAGAATGCAAAAAGCATGGATTGATGAACACCAATTAGGATGGAATAATTGGAGAGCTCAAAAATCAGCTCAAGAAATGTATGATAGAATTTTTAATATGAAATTTTTACCTCCCGGTCGCGGATTATGGGCTATGGGCACTTCTATAACTGAACAAAAGAAAATGTTTGCTCCGCTTAACAATTGTTCTTTTGTCTCAACTTCTAATCTAAAAGAAGATTTTGCTAAACCTTTTTTATTTCTAATGGATATGTCTATGTTGGGTGTCGGAGTTGGATTTGATACAAAAGGGGCAGGGCAGATCACGATAAAAGGTCCTAATAAAACAAGAAAAACAGAAATCATACAGATTCCAGACACAAGAGAGGGTTGGGTAGAATCAGTTAGAATATTATTAGAAGCATATTTTTGGTCAACAGCAGATGTAGATTTTGATTATTCATTAATTAGAAAAGCAGGAGAATTAATTAAAGGATTTGGAGGGATTAGTTCGGGTCCTGAACCACTTATTGAACTACACAAAAATATTCGTGCTGTATTAGAAAAAGAAATTAATAGTCCAATTTCTATAACTGCAATAGTAGATATAATGAACAATATAGGAAAAGCAGTTGTAGCAGGTAACGTTAGAAGAACTGCAGAAATTGTATTTGGAGATTATAAGTCTGAAGAATATCTTGATCTTAAAAATTATAAAATTAATCCTCATAGAATTTCTTTTGGATGGACATCTAATAATTCTATTTTTGCTGATTTAGGAATGGATTACACTAATTCTGCAAATAGAACTGTATTAAATGGTGAACCAGGATATTCTTGGTTAGATAATATGAAGAATTATTCTAGAATGAACAACGGGCCAGATTTTAAGGATTCTAGAGTAGCGGGCGGAAATCCGTGTGTGATAGGAAACACATTAATTGCAGTTGCAGACGGAAGAAATGGTGTTAAAATAAGAGATCTTGTCGGAACACAATATCCTGTATTCACAATTGAAAACGGTGTTGTAACTATTAAAAAATCAATTAAAACATGGAAAACTAGAGAAAATGCTGAAATTTGGAGATTAACATTAGATGATGATTCTGAATTATTAGGTACTTCTGATCATAAAATAATGACAAGAAGCGGAGATTATATTAAATTAAAAGATTTACAAATAGGACAATCTTTAATGCCATTTAATTCATATATTTCTACTGGATTTAAAACACCTTATAGACAAATTTCTTCTAATACTAGCAGAGATAGAAGACAATATAGAATGATTGCAGAATATAATAATTTAATTGTTGATGCAAAAACAACAGCTATACATCACAAAAATTTTAATAGTTTTGATGATTGTGTCAATAATTTACAAGCTATGTCAAAAGAAGAACACAAAAAACTTCATAGTGAAAGAATGAAAGGCAAAAACAATCCTTTTTATAAAATGAGTGAAGAAACAAAAATCGAATGGAAGAAAAAAATATCATTAAAAACTGCTGAAAATAATAGGAATAGAGAACAAACAGATGAGTTACGAAAACATATTGGTGATGCCACTAGAAGACGTTGTCAAAACATAGAATATTTAACATTTCTGAAGAAAAGAATAAAAGAAGGAATGTCAGCAAGTGATGTTAGAGAAAAAATTTCTAAAAGTAGAAAAAATAAAACTATTTGGGTTGATTTTGTATGTCCTGTCTGCAAAAAAACTGAAAAAGTTACTGAATCAAAGATGAAAACATTTACAGATAAAACTACTTGTAGTTATGGTTGTTCGAACACAATGCGAATGTGGATTAGAAATAAAGTATATAATCACAAAGTAAAAAATATTGAATTTTATGGATATGAAGACGTATATGACATGACAGTAGAAGATACAAATAATTTTGCAGTTATAACTTCACATAAAGATGACAATTTTATAACTAGTTCAGGAATATTTGTTCACAATTGCAATGAGCAGTCTCTAGAATCATACGAACTGTGTTGTTTAGTGGAAACATTTCCTGCTAAACACGATTCTTTAGATGATTATTTAAGGACACTCAAATTTGCTTATTTATATGCTAAAACTGTTACACTTGGAAAAACACATTGGCCCGAAACAAATAGGGTAATGTTACGTAATAGACGTATTGGTTGTTCAATGAGTGGAATTCAACAGTTTATCAAAAAATATAATTTACATACACTAAAAGAATGGTGTGAAAAAGGATATAATTCAATTCAAGAATGGGATAAGATATATTCAGATTGGCTAGTAATTCCAAGATCAATTAAAACAACTTCTATAAAACCAAGCGGAAGTGTATCGTTACTAGCAGGAGCAACTCCTGGAATGCATTGGCCTGAGTCAAGATTTTATATTCGTAGAATGAGATTATCTTTACACAGTCAATTACTTAAATCTCTAGAGAAAGCCGGATATCATGTCGAACCTTGTGTAGGATCAGAAAATTCAACTGTTGTTGTTGAATTTCCTATTGATATAGGAGAAGGAATAAGGACTGTTAAAGAAGTTTCAATGTGGGAACAATTATCTTTGGCAGCATTTTTACAGAAATATTGGTCAGATAACCAAGTATCTTGCACTGTGTCATTTGACCCAGACAAAGAAGGGTCACAAATTAAATATGCTCTTGATTATTTTCAATATCAATTAAAAGGTATATCTTTATTGCCTGTTCATAATGAGCCAGTATATTCGCAAATGCCTTATGAAGAAATAAACGAAGAAAGATATAATGAAATGATTAAAAAGATTAAAAAATTGAATTTCAACAAAATTAAGGGAGAAGAGGTTATAATTGAAAAATTTTGTGATAATGAGGTGTGCACTATATGATTAAAGGATTCATTGTTTCTATTATCATTTCTGTAATGTTAATTATAGGTTGCTCAAGTAACATTGCAAAAAACGAATATCCTGCTTTAAAGGACGCAGCAGTATATTATGGAGTATATTGGGATAAAGGCGGAGATAGTGCACAATTCTTTTTTACATTTACTGAACCTATTAAAGTAATGCAGAAAGATGGTACATTTGTAACATGTTTCATAGATACAGCTGGAAATACTATTTGGATGCGTTACGGAATATTTCATACTAGAATGTTTGTTCATCCTAAAGTAAGAATAATTTCAGAATGACAAAATTAATATTTATATCAATATTTGTATTTATAGTTGGATTTGTTACTGATGTGATTTGGACTCTTTATATTCAAAAAGCAGCTGAAAAAAATAAGAAAAAAGCTGCTAAATTAAGTGTTGGTACTGGAATTGGAACAATTGTAATGGTTGAAGGTCTTTTATATAATCACATAACTACACTATTTTGGTTAGCAGGATTATATTGTGGGACATATTATGCTAATGATATTGAAGAATTTATAAACAAAAAATGGAGAAATAAAATTGGAAA